CATCTGCTATCTGAGTAGCTTCTTCTTCACTATCCGCATCCACCTCCACAGTAAATTCATAAGACACAACAGACCTTATGTGTACAGAATATTCTTTACTCATCTATTTCTCCTTGATTAATTTAAGTTCATTATACAGATTAAGTATCTTATCTTCAAGCTCTGTTATCTGATTCTGCTGGCTCTGTAGTACATCGATCAGGTGTCCTGGATTGAATGCAATCTTATGGTATCCCACCTTGCCTTCATCATCAAACAAACTATCAGAATATACATCACCTAATTCAAACGCACTTTCTATGCGTTCATCTATCGCCCTTTCTAGGGCATATGTATCAAAGCTTATCATCATCTCTCCTTCTTTTAAGTGCATCCATCTCTTCTTTATGAGAGTCATAAGCATTTGAAATAGTATCCTTGTTCTGCTTACGCCAATCATCCCGTTGTTTATTTCTGTACCTAACCAACGCACTACGCTCAGAAAAAGACATCTCTTTTCCGTGCCTATCAACAACCTGTTGGCCACGCAACATCCCATCCATATAACTGGGGTTTACCTGCATACCGTATGCTACTTGTATTGGCTCATCATCTGACCACACTGTGGTATACACCTTGTAGGTCCTACCAGCATTTGACATCGCTGGTGAACCCTTGAGTGACATCACCCAATCCATATCCGATGATTTCTCTAGCCTCTTATAGGCTGCGATACGACTTATCCCCGCTATCCTAGAAACCTCACCAGTAGTTACCCAAATACCATTATCCATTAGGTACTGTTTGTAATCACTCATCTAAATTCTCCTTGATTAAGTATGTGGGCTATCACATCGACAGTCCATCCATTGCCCAACATTTTCTTGCGTTGGGTATTGCTTACACCTTCCGTATAGTTATCGGGCAGTGTTTGTAATCGCTCCATCTCTATTGGCAGCAGTGGGCGATAAGTTCCCTTATCCACTAACACCTTGGGTTCACGATTACCTCCACTCATAGTATTTAGAGTTGGACTTTTGCCCGTATCCTTATACACACGCTTGAGTATATCATTACCATTGATGTCATCAGCAGTAGCAACGTGATGACACAATGAAGCATCATCGTACTCTTTGAGCGTACAAGTTCTGACACCTGTCATTGCTTGGTTGCCAAATCCCTTGTAATCCCTGGCCAAAAGACAAGCCGACTTATCCACATTGGTTTGCTTGACAGTTCTGCCCTGATCTCCAACGCTATCACCAAATCCCTCAACAAGAACATCCTTTAACAGTATGCCTTTATCGGTGGGCTGCGTTATATCCCAGTTAGCCCAGTATAAGCGGTATCTATTTTGTGCTGATACTAGTGATGAGTTTATCGCCACTGGTTTGACACCTAGGTAATCACTTATCACATCTTGGCACTCTTGCTTCATCCTTACATTTTCCAGCAAGAATTTTACATTAGGGTTATACCTACGACACTCATCGAGAACTCTAACGAACTCAAAAAATAATGCTGACCTAGGGTCATCGAAAGCTAGTTGTTTACCAGCAAAACTAAATCCTTGACAAGGTGAACCCGCAAGTATCAAGTCTATATTTGGTAGTGATATCCCATTTACAAAACAAACATCACCAACGCTTACAGTTTTAGGATGGTTCTTGTGTGTAATCTTTTCTGCATATGGGTCAATCTCGGATGCAAAGTAATTATTTACTCTAATCCCAGAACGAGCCAAAGCTACTTGACCGCAGCTTGAACCATCAAACAAACTCAGCACATTAATGCCTAAGCTACTTCTTCTAAACATACTCACTCCTACCTTATTATAAAAAGTAAGAATACTCGGAAGAGTTCCGAATATCCTTAGTCTTTATAATTAATGAAAATCGCCAGGACTCACACCTTTATCTCGGTACTCATCCATTAGACTCTGCTCCTCAACTAATTCTTCATCATCTTCAAAGCAACTTCTAATTCGCTCTTGTAATTCACCAATTTCTCTATCTTCTACGTCACCAGAGGCATTGCAGCCAATTAAAAAATTATCAAAATCTTTTATCAAACACTTCAATGCATCTACCTCATCTTCAAGTTCTCTAACTTCTGATAGTAATTCAGTTGTACTCATTTTATTCTTCTCCTTTAATGATTAGCATAACTTACATTTTTTACAGTACTATCCCAACATTGTCTACAATCACCACACTTACCGTCATTATCAAAGGCTCTGCAAGTTGCAACATCCTTATTACTAACAACAGTACTGCTATGACTATACGTTGTTGGTGCTTTACCGTCAACAAAAGTACCACTTAACCTAATAACTAAATTCTTAGGTAAGGGGTCGCGTAATCCCGAAAGCCATTGCTTTCTGTAACTAACTATGAGATTACTTTCCTTAGTAGGCAGCCAATGTTTAACTTCTGGTGTAGCGATAGCAATCTTTACTATCTTATCCAGATGCTCAATATTTTGTATATCCCCACTATCGTGCCATCTAAAAAGACCACTAGTAACAACAGATTTTTGGTGTTTCATAATAAAAATCATAGCTTCTACCCATCGCGGGTTAGAAAGACTATCCAAGCGTCTATATAATGCGGGTAATACATTTTTTGCGTATCTAACATAGTTACCCTTCATCGCATAGCAATCAGAACAAACAGTATTCTCAATTAATCTGAGTTTGCTGCCAGTCTTACACGCTTGTGCTGGTGTAGACCAAGAAATAGTGGGCATTTTACTGGTAACAGTCCATCCACCTACTATCTCTTTGGCTTCCTTTAGTGTTTTAATAGGCACTGCCAAATTACTTTGTATATCCATACTTTATCCTTATCCTAGTTATAACAAGTAAGCCCAATCCTACGATCAGGCTTAGTTTTTACAACTATCCCCCGTTTTGAGGTATTATTTCCATTTTCTCCGAGGATGTAAACAAAGCACCACCGCTATTGCCTTCATCATCCGAACTTGCAAGTATCCAAGAGCCATCATCAAACATAATAACGGGGGCATTTTGATGCCATCCCATTTCTTCTGTTTCATAATCAGATGTGTATCTAATCCTAACCACTGTTTTACCCTTGAAGATTTTTGTGGCATCTCCCGACCAATCACGCATAGCCATCAGCTAAATGCTGCAACTGGTATTGGGTTACCAACTGGGCGTATTATGTCTTTAACATAAACACTTCCAATTTCGTCATAGAATCCCGCTTGGCTTCCCATAACTTTCATCATCACAATAGACTTGAATCCTCTGCCTTGTTTTGGCGAATCCAATAACTGGGCTTGTACTTGCAGCCCATTATCTATGTGATACCAATCATTCTTTACTAATTTTGTAACATCCATATTTTTACCTCTTAGTTATAATAAGTATGGAATATCGCCCCTATAGGTAAATAGCAATATCCCATATTTCTTACAACTTATAGATACCCATAGCACAAGTGCTTTATATCTAAAAGATTCGGTTTATCCCTACTTCTTGACGAGATATTTTCCTTTTGAGTCTTTCACATCCATACGCATTACGGTTGCAAAATTCCACGCACCAACTAGGCCAATTACGATAATTACAAAAACTAAAAAAGTGATGATTAAGTCAATCATTGCTATACCTCTATTAATTAAAAAAACGAACTCGTAACACGTTACGAAAATAGAATCAAGAAAAGCCCGATTCATAGTTATATTATGCCATATTAAAGACATATAGTCAAACCCAGCCAAAGTATAGCCTTTTAATAAATAATTGATTTTAGGGGTGTTTACGGGCTTGTTATGTACTACTAGATACTTTCCAATAGACGTAAAAAAACCCCCTTTCGGGGGCTTTCCTAGTTAGCTAAATTAAGCGGGTGTGCCATATTGCTTTGAATAATCTTTATAGTAAAGATACGTGCCACCATATGGGAACTCAACTGACACCTTTTCAAGTTTGTCTATTTCGAAAGGTGAGTCGTAACGGTGAACGCGGAAAGATGTTTCTTCACTTGTTAGCCCGTTTTCGTCAATTGGATAATACCAGCACCAATTAATACCATAGTCTTTTAAGTGAGTAATCACTTTTTAACCTCAACAATAGTTGTCTTGGTCGCGGTGTCATTAGTCATAAGCTTGAACTCGTTACGCTTTTTGACTAGAGCGTCGAATTCGCTATCTTTAAGACTAACGAATGCGTCTTCGAAATCTTGCTTGGCTTGACGTTCTTGGCTCTTTTCCGCGTCCGCTTGTGCTTGGTCAAGTGTTGCTTGGTCACTAGCACTAACTTCAGCATAAGGGCTTTCAGTGTCTGGGCTTTGTGTCATTTTCTTGCCCGTTCCCACTAAGCTTAAGCGTTCGTGCTTTTTGATAAACTCATTCTTTTCAGCCCATTCAAAAGCCCTAAAGAATTGACCGCGTAGCACGTCTAACTTTTTAAAGTTGTTATGCTCACTCTTTCCCTCTGTAAGGTTTTTTAAGCGTGTTGCATAGTCTGTTATCAAGTCGACGCCTAGATCATCGATTTTGCCTTTTGAGTCGAATACAATCTCTTGTACTAACTCTTGAACACTTGAACTACTGGAAACTGTATCGTCAAGCTTTTTGTCTAACTGTTTAATGCTTTCAGAACAATTATCAAGTGAATCAATAGTGTTACTCATTGCAGATAAAGGGTTAACCGTTTCGCTCTTGGTTTGTGCTTGGTCGGTTTCCTTGGTCTTTAATAAGTCGTTCATCGAAATTTGAACGCGTGTACTAGTTGTTTGCTTTGTGTTTTTAGACTCTTTAGCTTCAGTCTTTGATTGGTTTGTCATTTAATCACCTTATTTATACGTCCGCGAAAGTGCGACCGTTAAAAACATTATAGGCTTATGAATCTCAAACGCAAGTAATTATAAAACTATCTGTATTAATTCTATTAGTGGAAAGATATATAAAAACCTAGAACGCACCACGAATTAAAATAAACTCGTAACACGTTACGAATATCCCCGCGAGATTATCCGAGGGTGTCGGGCGTGCAGCTAACACTTACTGTGAGTGGGGGTATTCGTGGAAAGTCGAAGAGGGGAGCACCCCTTTGAAAAATTCGCACACACGGGGAAACCAACCTATGTATAAAATTATTATTTTTTCAAGATATTGCTGGGTAACGCTGGGTAGATTCGGGCACATTAATTAATTCAATGCAAACTGGTAAAATAATTGAACTTACAAGGGGTTTATAGGGTATAATATTTTGTATCTTTAAGGTACTTAAGTCTACTACTCCTAGATATCTACTAAAGAAGCAACATAACATAACATAAACAGAACAACTCTTTAGAATATTCTAGGTATATAAGATAACAATCTAATTATAGGGTATAATACTACTTATGGCTAACAAAGGAAATATCTCTGCTGACTCTGAAGAAGAAATCAAAGAGATTGAGAAAGAATTAGAGGACGAACTAAGATATGCAGTAGCTTCTGCTAAAGGTATAGTACCAGCAGATGCTGTAATACATATTGAACGCAAACTTGGTAGACCTACTGGTGGCTTATCCAAAGAATCTAAGTCTGCTGGTGGTAAAAAGTCTAGAATCAAACGAGGACAGACATATAAACCTACTGATGACGATTACTCTAAAGTAGAGGAGATGGTTACTATAGGATTAGACCAACATACTATTGCTAAAGTTATGGGTATAAGTAACGCCACCCTAACTAAATATTTTTCACACAATTTGCTAGTGGGTAAGGACAAAAGAACCGCCCGCGTTGCTGGTGTAGCCTACGAAATGGCTGTCTCTGGGGAAAACCCTAGTATGACTACATTCTGGCTCAAGACACAGGCTGGATGGAGTCCTAAGCACCACGTTGTAGTAGAAGATAGGCAGTTTGATATACAATGGGCAGCTAATGAGACTGATATTGCGGATGCAAACCAGGTTCATATACTGAGAGATAAGAACGACAAGGTACACTAGACTCTATGGAAGAGGATAGAAAACCTATAGTAATACCCTACACCCCTAGGGAATTACAAAGACATTTGCATACACACCTAGCAAGATTTAATGTTGTTGTTTGTCATAGAAGGTTTGGTAAGACTGTGTTTGCTGTTAATGAGTTAATCAAGTCAGCAGTGCAAGATATAGGTAGTGGTAAGAGAGCCCCGCGATACGCGTACTTAGCTCCACTATTTAAACAAGCTAAGACGGTTGCTTGGGATGAGTTGAAACGTCTGTGTGTGGTGTTTCCTGATGTTAAGTTCAATGAAGCCGAGCTAAGAGCTGACTTCCTTGGAGCCAGGATACAGCTATATGGTGCAGATAATCCAGATACGCTAAGGGGAATTTATTTGGACGGAGTTGTCCTAGATGAATTTGCTCAGATGAACCCTAAGATGTATAGTGAGGTGATCAGGCCAGCACTATCAGACAGAAAAGGTTATGCTATATTTATTGGCACGCCAAAAGGAAAGAACGATTTTTATGACCTATACCATACAGCACCTAAGAAGAAGGGCTGGGCTAGGTTCTTATTTAAAGCTAGTGAGACAGGAATATTAGATGATGAAGAGTTGGAACTTGCGAAACAAGATATGGCAGAAACTGAATTTGAACAAGAATACGAGTGTTCTTGGTCTGCTGCACTTAGAGGTGCGTATTATGCTAAAGAGATTGAAACTGCTTATGAAGAAGACCGCGTGGGGAACGTACCTTATGACCCGTCTAAACAAGTAGTAACTTGCTGGGACTTAGGAGTCTCAGACGCAACTTCAATTTGGTTTGTACAATTTATAGGTAAATCAGTGCACGTCATAGATTATTATGAAAACTCAAATGAAGGCTTGCCTCATTATATCGATGTTCTTAATAGGAAAGATTATAATTACGGAGCACATATTGCACCTCACGATATTGTAGTAAGAGAATTTTCTACAGGTAAATCAAGACGCGACCTAGCATATGACCTAGGTATTGATTTCCAGGTAGCACCCAAGTTAAAAGTAATGGATGGTATAGAAACTACTAGAAATTATTTAAACAAATGTTGGTTTGATGAAAACAAAACTAACAGAGGATTAGAAGCATTGCTACAGTATAGAAGTAGTTATGATGATAAGAAAAAGATATGGAGTCAGAGACCAGTCCACGATTGGACCTCTCACGCCAGCGATGCTTTTAGATACTTATGTGTAACAGATGTAGTATTTACAGGTAACGATAGTGTCTGGGGAAAGGAACTCCCTAAGACTGATTTGAGTTGGATAGTATAGGAGAAGATATGAATCCGAAATGGCTAGAGAACAAACTACTGGAGATGTCACAAGACATTAAAGACCTTAAAGAAATAATGAAGGCAGTCACTACACCACCTCCACTTAAAGAATCTAAATACCCTATTAACAAAGGTAAATAATTTATGGCTAAAATGACAAAGCGTGAGCTTGCTTCTCACCTAGAGCAAGAGATTTCTTCTGCTCTTGGGTATAAAGATGGCAAGTTAACTGACCAACGCTCTGATGCAATGGACCGTTACTATGGTAAGAAGTATGGTAACGAACAAGAAGGACGCTCTCAGATTGTCACAAGGGATGTAGCAGATGTAATCGAATGGATTATGCCTAGTCTTATGAAGATATTTACTTCTGGAGACAAGGTGGTACAGTTTGAACCACAAGGTCCTGAAGATGTTGAAATGGCTAAGCAGTCTACGGACTATGTAAACTATGTCATAATGCGTCAGAACCCAGGCTTTAGTATAATATACCAGTGGTTCAAGGATGCACTGTTACAAAAGAACGGTATAGTCAAACATTACTGGGATGATACAACTGAAGTATTAAAAGAAGAATACAAGAATTTAACAGAAGAAGAGTTTATGGCTCTTTTAATGGATGACAATGTAGAAGTAAAACAACACACACAAAATGGTGGCGATCAGGAAGAAGAGATGATGTCTCTACAACCACAAGAAGTCACACACGATGTTGTAGTAAACAGAACATATGAAGATGGACAGGTTCGTATTGAAGCTGTACCACCAGAAGAATTTTTAATTGACAAATATGCAAAGACAATTGACACTGCAAGGTTTGTTGGGCATAGAGTAAAGAGAACTAAATCAGAATTAATACAGCAAGGTTATTCTAAAAGTAAGATAGATAATGTTTTTAGTAATGATGAAGCTGAGCACAAAGCTGAAAGACTCTCAAGATTTTCCTATGAACAAGACCAGTCACCAGAGGGTGATATTGATGACGGTGTATGGGTCACAGAATGCTACCTAAGAGTAGACTATGACAACGATGGCATAGCTGAATTAAGAAAAGTAACGAAGGTTGGAAATGAACTGTTGGACAATGAGGCTGTGGATAGTGTTCCCTTCTCCTCCCTTACGCCAATCCCAATGCCTCATAAGTTCTACGGTCTGAGTATATATGACTTAATCTCCGACCTTCAACTAATTAAGACTACTTTAATGCGTAACTTGTTAGACAATATGTATCTAACAAACAATGGGCGTTATGAGGTGGTAGAAGGACAAGTAAATTTAGATGACCTAATGACTTCTAGACCAGGAGGAATTGTAAGGGTACGCACACCAGGTGCTGTAAATCCTTTAGCAACTCCACAGCTAGACCAGAATTCTTTTAATATGCTAGGCTATTTAGATAGCATTAGAGAAGAACGTACTGGTGTTAGCAAGCAATCTATGGGTCTATCTGAAGGTGGCTTAAAGTCACATCAAACTGCTACAGGCGTAGGTCAAGTAATGACTGCAGCACAGCAGAAAATAGAATTAATAGCTAGAATATTTGCTGAGACAGGTATGAAAGACTTAGCAAACTCTGTTTATATGTTAGTACAGAAGTTTGAAAAGCCAGAGAAACTTGTAAGATTAAACAACACTTGGACTACTCTATACCCACACGAATGGAAAGAGAAGATGGACTGTGTTGCACAAGTAGGACTAGGCTTTGGTAATAAAGATATGAACCTTATGCACTTGGGCAGGCTAACGCAAACCATACAAATGATTGCACAGCACCCAGCAGCAGGTATGATGCTTAAACCTAAGAACGTGTATAACTTAGTAGCAGAACAAATAAAAGCTATGGGTATGAAGAATGTAGATGACTTTATTACAGACCCAGGCGATCAGGACGTTCCTCAGAACCAAGGACCATCCCCAGAAGAACAAGCCCAGCAAGCAGAAGCTCAGCTTAAGGCTAAAGAAATTGAAGTCAAGATGCAGAAGATACAACAAGAATCTGCAATAAGACAACAAGAGATGCAGTTAGAAGCACAATTAGCTGCTCAAAATTTAGAACTTAAGAAACAAGAAGCGTCTGTTAATATGCAGATTAAGGCACAAGAACTTGAGATTAAGAAAGCAGAACTTGCACTTAAACAACAAGAGCTTGTATTAGAAAGAGAACAGGAAAGGGCTGTTAAGATAGGGAGTTGAGTATGAGTAAGAAGAGTGAGGAAGTACGCAGAGCAGATGATGCTAGGCAGTTGTTAGATAATCCTTTGTTTCAAGAGGCATTCGCAACAATAAGAAAAGAATTAATTGAACATCTATTGAATACCCGTGTTGCCGAAGAGGTTGAAAGAGATAGATTATACATAACAATCAAAGCACTAGACTTAGTAGAACAACACATTAAGTCTGTATTTGAAACTGGCAAACTTGCTGAGAAGGAGCAAGGTAATTTTAATTAAGGTAGAGGAGTAACCAAATGGATTCTGAAGAGAACACCCAAGAAGTTGTAAATGATAATAGAGCACACGCGGGTTCAACCGCAGATGCTAGTAATAAAATCCTTAGTATGTGGGACTCACAAGAGCAAACCGCAAGCGAGGTAACCGATGCACCTGTTGACGAGACAGAGGTAGAGGAAACTGAGGAAGCTGAAGAGGTAGAACAAGAAGCCCCCGAAGAGGGACAAGCTGAAGAAGAAACCGAAGAAGAGGTAA